GTGCCGTATTCTTCTGGCGAGTAGAAGGAGTCTTTGAACTCTTTTCCTTCGCTTTCTGAACCGTAGTAGGTTTCTTGGTGGCACTCTTTGCCGAAGGTTTCTTCGCAGGTGTTGATGATTTCTTCTTTGGTGGCATTACGTTTTATCAGTTTTTCATATTGTTGAGCACCCAAGTTTTCTAGAAAGTCATTGTTCATTTGAATCCTCCCGTCTCCTTTTTGTCTAACACTTCAATGTGAGAAAAAAACTTTGATGGACCATTCCACCATATTAATTGTGCTTCTTCCCATGATTCTACAACAACTTCTTCACCTGCAGATTTGACTACCTTGTAATGATGTCGATCATATGGTTCTGTTGAAGTCTCAGTAAAATACTGTGGGTCAGAAGGTTTGATTAAGTTCATTTCATTCTCATAGTTTGAGCAGCAACTTCTTGATGCTTGAGATAAAGTTTAACAAAAGACCGTGCCATCTGTTTGAGTGTGTCTACATCGTTGCAGGTTTCAATGTCTCTTGAAATTTTTTCATACTCAAACATTTTTGATGTGCTTTCTAATTTTATGTCAGATGGGTCCATGTTGCTCCTATAAGTGTGATAGTTATTTAACTGGTTTTGTAACAGAACAAAACAATCAGAATCAAACCACCCCATTTTATGGTACAACTTGATTGTTTTATGTTTACCTTGGACTTTCACCTTTTCAATCTTGTATTCAGCACCAATTATAAGATGTGAATGTGGTTCTGAACACCTATATGTGCAAATATACTTGACAAGATCGTTTTTCTTCATTTACTCAAATTTCTTTTCAAGTTCGCTGATGCGTGTAAACTCTGAACGTGCTTTATCAGAACGCTCAGAAAGAATATCTAAAATGTCAGCACGAATAACATCAGCATCTACATAATCATCAAGATACTTATCAAGTGCTTCTTTTAAATATCTTCTCCTGTGCCACTCGGATGAATAGGGTTTGTAGTCCATGATGAAGTTATCTTGTAAATGGATTATAGCATCTGTGCAGGCACATGTCAAGTTCTCCCATACTTGTCGTCAAATCTAACGATGTCGTCCTCTTCAAGATATGCACCACTCTGCACTTCCACAATTTTAAGTGGTATCATTCCAGGGTTGGTAAGTCTGTGCTTTGTGCATGATTGAATATATGTACTCTCATTTTCACCTAAGAGGTATTCTTTCCCATCATTATGAACAAGTGCAGTTCCACTTACCACTACCCAGTGCTCTGACCGATGATAGTGCAACTGCAGTGATAAACTACAACCAGGATTCACTTCTATTTGTTTTACTTTATATCTATATCCTTCATCAATGGTTTGATACCATCCCCAAGGTCTCTCTACTTTCATGTGTTGTTATGATCAATTCCTAAACTAATTAGGTAATCAATCCACCACTGTGGATTTCTATCTTGTTTCCAATTAGGCACGGGTTTATTCTGTGCCAGATAATATTCCTCAATTGCATCATTTATAGTCTGTGCGATCTCCATATTCCTCTTCCTCCTCGTCAACGTCTGCATATGCGTCTTCCAAATATGGTCCTCTGACTCGATATTTCTCTCCTCTGACATACTTTCGTTCCTCGTTAGTAGCAGACAACCATAATGCAAGTTTCATCACAATCCATATGATGGCTATAGGTGATAAGCAAGCAATGAGGATTGCAGGTTTCATTTTACTCCTTACTTACAAATTTATCTATATCAGTATTGTTCCAAATAATCTGATGTGCTAACTTATCCCTCAAATTGTTAATCTTTTCTATATCATATTGATTAAAGTGTCCTCTTTTATCAACTTTCTTATAATAATGAAGAGCATTTAGAATGATGGTATAATCCTCCATCGTCAATTCAAAATTCATGAAAATACTCCATGCTCTTTCATATATTGAAGAGTTTCTTTCATACTACCAATATGCCTATATCCAATATTGATCTGGGGATATTCAGCATCTGCTCCAAATTCAGATTCAAATCCCTTTTGAGTGAAGTGTTGATTGAGTTTATACTCCAAGAACTCACCACCAAGGGATTTTAAGAGTGCTGCGATTCTCTCACACTCCTGACTACCATTTGAATAGATTACTGCTGTTTCAGTCATTTCTTTTGATGGTTGTATTCGATTACGATTTTTTCGTGTTGGTTTTTCTTATCGCAGCATACATAATGCTTTACATCAGCATCCAATAATTCTGCGATACTACTAATTAGGTTATCAGCAATTGCTTTGTTTGATGCCTTTCTCCAATCTTCAGTCACGTTGCCTCCAATCATCAGGTTTGTCTTGTTTGAACCAATCAGTAATATCATCAGCACCATCAAACCCAGTTTTATGATTAGATGGGTCGGGGTCTCCCAATCCCATTTTGTTCATAAAGTCGTCCATAGTGCCTTCCTCAATATCTTGTGCTGCCTGACGACGTGCTTTCTTTAACCAGTCCCTAGCAGTTGTATGTCTTTTGGCAAGTTTCTCTGCCCAAATCATATCCTCAAGTGGAACTTCTTCTTTGTTGGCAATACAACGACAGATAGATTCCAATCGTAACCTATATTGAGTAGAAAGCATTTTACCCTTTCTCTTTGAGATTATTTATTTTCATCATAGTACTTGTCAATCTTTGCACGGAGTTCCTTTGCAAGTTTGAGGTTCTTACGATACATCATATATTTTACCACAGGATTGGCAGGATTGTTAGTTGTCCACCACCACCAATGTTTAATGTTAGTGCTTGCTAACTTAAGAACATAATCATATGCTCTTGCAACGTTTGGATCCACTGCAATGATGTATGCTACAACACCAAAGATGAGAAACCAAATGTATCGAGAACTCATCAGTTGAACTCCTCGTTTCTACGACGGTCAAGATACTCCAAAATCTCAGACCTCCACTCCATTAATTCAAAGAAACACTCTTGATTATGAGAACATTGACGCAATTGATGATCTGGTTTGAGAACACTCTCATAAAAGAGACCAAGTGCATCACGACGCTTTTGTTTCTTCTCGGTCATAGAAACTCCTTCAGGGTGGATTTGGATTTAATTTTAGACTGTTTTTTAATGTAATCGAGTGCTTGTTTATATGTGTTCACACTGTGCACTTGACTTCCATTATGTATAATACAGAACCCTTTTCTATCTCCTGCCCATGGCACTGCTGCCCACATTCCATCATTAGAAACATAACCTTCAGGATCGCCAGGTTTAGGGTCCAGAATTCCTGGTCTTGGAATAAAAGGTTTTTGAAATTTACCCATTTTTTACAAAAATAAATTCACCATCTTCTGGTCTTTTGCCACGCACAAATTCACCAGTATCTAATGCATAGATTGCATCGCGTGAACGATACTGATACCCATTAAATTTCATTGAAGTTGAAATGTAAATGTTTTTGGATGGTATTTCACAGCGTGGTTGGAATGAAGTCCACCACTGACCATCCCAATGAAATTTCATTGTAATGTTTTTGTCACTCATAAGGACAAAATTACCATCTTGAGTAATGGTATAAAGGGATTGTTTGTATGGTTGGTTTTGATCTTTAATGTTGTACCAACTTTTTGAATACAACAATCCCTCACTATTCATGACGAACTTGACATGTATATGTGCCCACCGTGATGGGTCACAATATGCCTGGTCCCTATTATTATAGGTTCCTACAAGTTTGTCTATAAAATCATCTACCATTGTAAATTGTTGTACTGACGTGAGTTGCACCAGGATTTCGTGCAAGAGCAGTCTTTTGTGCCTCTTGAAAACTACTTGCGACTACAATTTCTTCAAAAATTGTGCCAGCATTGAACAGTTTGACTAAGACCTTCATGAAATTCCTTGGTTACTTACTAATTATAATAGAAAAAAGTTCTCTGTGCAAGAGCAGTGTGCCAGTTTCAGCGGCGGACCACTGAAACCGCTGGTTCCCCCTGATTGAACACGGTGTCTACGACCGCCTGGACGCTCCGTGCGGTGCTGATGCCCACTTTATCGAAGACTGGGACACAGACCAGTCCAAACGTCTTCTCAGCGCCTCCTAGTCGGATGACACGACCGATGGACTGGGAGATTCCGATGTAGTCCATGTTCCGCATGAACAACACTGCTTCCAGACCCTTGACATTGATACCCTCAGACAGGATAGAATGGTGCATAATCACAAAACGAGTGTCATCCTGACCCCACTGATTGAGAGTCTTGAAGAACTGCTCACGGGATACTTTTTTGCCATTGATGATAGCACCAGTCTTAGAGGTGATATACATCCAGTTGTATCCACGTTGCTGCAACTCAACACAAAAATCAGTCTGAGATACAAGACGCACAATCTGCTTGGTAGAGCGTGCAGCAATCAGAATCTTATTGAGAGAATTGTCGTCAATTGTATCCAACAGATTCTTCTCATCAGACTGCTTGAAATCACCCTGAGGAAGTTGCTGAACCACAACCTTAGGAGGAAGAATATAACCTTCCTCTACCAGTTTAGGTGCAGGAACATTACAGATAACCTGACCATAAACTGCACCATCATTCATACCAGGTTTGAATACAGACAGAGAATGCTTAGGAGTAGCAGTGAAGAAATAACACCGATTAGACTCAGTAGAAAAGTGCTCCGTAGCAGGGAAAAAATTACGTTGAACTGAGTTGTGTGCTTCGTCAAAATAGATGCAATCAACTTTGATACCAGACTCTTTGACTTTATGTAGAGAGTGATAGGTAGTGAAGATAATACGATTACGTTTCCAAGTCTGTACTGCCCAGTCATAAATGTATCCTGGTTTGGTAGTAGATTCATGTTCAGTGTCTCCACTATGAACGTGAAGAATACGAACCATAGGGTCAGTAATCACTTCCAGAAACTCTTTGCAGAGTTGTTCTGCCAGAAGAATACGAGGAGCAACCACAACAATCGTGGTAGCACCATCAGCATCAAACTGCTTCTTAGCATCCTCAATCATAGTGATAGTCTTACCACCACCAGTCGGGATGATGATCTGACCCTTGTCATGCTTCAGCATTGCATCACATGCATCTTGCTGGTGAGGACGCAGTGTGTAGGTCAAGTCATCTCCGTATCAATGAATCTATTATAGCACAAAGGGACCTCTACTGAAGGTCCCTGTGACAGTTATTCAATTGTCTCCCTTTATATTCTTAGTATCTCATCTTCAAAGGCGACAAACCTAGTCTATTCATATTTCATGATTGTGTCAAGCCCTAATGCAATAATTCTATTCTTGTGCTAGAATTATTACTCACATTATTTCTCCTTCGTTTCCTTGTAAAAGTCCCCAAGAAGTTACAATATACTTTTCTCCTCCTATTGGTGGATTTCCTCTATGAACGTGAGTAAATCCTGCTGGAAAAATTATAATTCTTCCTTGTTTGGCACTAACTCTCTTATTGAGATATAAAAATTCTGTCTCTCCACCCTCAAAATTATCATTAAGATATGCTTGCAC